GATTCCGGAAATATCGTCGTATGTTCCAATTAAATTTCCAGCCGAATCATTCAAAACAAATTTGTATTCGGTGGAATTTGTCAACCAAACTTCATTAGGGGGTCTTCCAGCCGAATCCAAAATAATTGGATTTGAATTTGCAATGGAACCCGATTGGGTTGTGTAGGTTGCTTGCGGCGTACTTGTTCCGGCTGCATAGGTGTAAATCTTGCCACCAGCCAAAGGAACGCCGTCGTTGTTAAAAAATTGCCAGCCAGCGCCAGCCAATGGTGAAAGTAATACGGTCATTTTTTTTTCCTTACATTGCGGCCATTACAAACGCAAACAATTCGTCATATCGAACGCCTAAACGATCTTTTGAATTTCCCTGGTCGTCTTTTACAACGTCCAAACAAAACAATCCATATTTATTGGCATCCAAGTTTTCAGAAGCAAATGCGGCCTGAACGTCCTGGGCCATGACGCCAAAGTGAATTCGTGCATCATTTCCTTTTGCTTGAACAGAATCTTTAAATCGAAATTTTTTAAACAATGCTTTTATTTTTAAGGCGACTTTGTTTTCTGCCTCCGACAAAAAATCCTGGTCTTGCTTTTCGTTTGCGTCCGATGTGTTGATTGTTCCAGTTCCGGCAAAAATTACCGCCCAACGGGTTCCCGATGCGCCAAAGTTTTGAGTATTGTCGGCGCCAGGTGTAACGACACCGCCGCTTTCAATGTTAAGTCTTAGAACCGGTGAAGTCGAACCGGTATAAACCTTGACGGCCGCGGCGCCACTTGACCGTGGAATCAATACTAAATCGCCATTTACGCCCGTTGCTGCCGATGTTGACATTCCAATGTAGCCAGCCGTTTGGTTGGTTGGAATGGATGACAATTCGGTGATGCGAAGCGGAATGCCGTTTGCGCCATTGACCGACAGAATTGAACCATCAAAACCAAGGTTCGCGCTTTGCGCCATAACGCTGGATGATGACGCGTAAAACACCTGGTTGGCGGTATATGAAGCCAGGTTTGTGCCGCCGTTGGCTGTCGGCAATGTGCCGCTGACGTGCGTTGTCAGTCCAACCTTACCCCAAGATGGCGCGACACCAACACCGCCTGAAATCAACGCATTGCCAGTTGCAACGTCGGCCAATTTGGCCAATGTTGTGGTTGTATTTGCATAAAGCAAATCACCAACGGCATAAGATGTTTGGCCGGTTCCACCGCTTATTGCTTTTACAAACTGCGACCATTGCGGAATTGATCCGCTGCTTGTCATTACATAATCCGCGGAGCCAATTGCCAGTTTTGACAATGTTGTTCCGCTGGCGTAATAAACCATGTCGCCCGCGGTGTACGAAGTCAATCCCGTGCCGCCCGCGCTGGTTGGTGTAATTTTCCAGCCTATTACCTGAACGGCATTTGCGTTGTCTTTGTAAAACAATTTGCCATCGGTGATGTTGATGGCCAATTCCGATCCCAACGTGCTGTTGGTCAGATTACCGGCCGCGGGCGCGTTTGTGGTCGTGCTGCTGCTGTAAATCAGGATTGGTGTGTATCCGGTTTGGGCCATGTTTTAAATCTCCGGTGTGAACACCTGGGGCGCCCAAGGTAACGGGGTAACGCGCTGCGCCTTCAAAGCGGCCAATTGTTCATTCAGGCGCTTTTCAATCATGTTGGCGCCATCTTGCATTGTTTCGGCCTTAATCCAGGCCACGATCATGTCTTCCGTCACATCCGCAAACGCGACATTCAGTTTTGGTTTTTGAAACGTCCAAAACCCTTCCGTTTCAACAACCAAATCCTTGTCGCTGACGGCTGCAAAGTATTTTGCCTGGGTAATCAATTCCCCATCGGTTGAATCAATGCCCAAGATTTTCCATGTAATCATTAAAAGTTGCCCCCGCCAGTTCCACCGGTCACGGTCAAAACGCCTGTTGATGGATTAAATTTCAGTTTAGTCGAAGACACCTTTACGGGCAAGTTTCCCGTCGTGGTTGTCACCCAGGTTGGGTACATTTCCGCGGCCGTGGTGGTGTCGTCGGTGATGCCGACATTTGCTGCGTTTGTTGCGTTTGTTGCACTTCCCGCGCTGCCGTCAATGCTCACACCGGTTAGGGATTGGCTGGCGCTGCCGCGGTTCAACGCAATTGCCGTTGTGCCAACGTAAACCGTCGAATTGCCCAGGACGCCCGAAGGAATCGTGCCGGACAGTTGGCCAGCCGGAACGTTGGTCAGGCTGGCGCCCGAACCGCTGAACACCGTGGCCGACAATGTGCCGGTTGAAGGGTTAAACTGTAATTTAGTGGACGAGACATATTGCGTGGCCAGGTCGCCGGTCGTTTGGCTGGCAAACAAGGGATAACGCACCGCGTTGGTGGTCGTGTCGTCGGTGACGGTCGCGTAAGCGGTGGGCGTCACCCAGGACGGGGCCGAAGTCCCATTCGATTGCAGCACCTTGTTTGCGTCACCGGCTGCGGAAGCCAGGAACGCCGTTGTACCGGCCGCGGATTGGTAGGGGATACTGGCGGCAGCACCACCGGCCAAATTCGTCGCTGTGACGGCATTTGTGGCGTTGGTGGCCGTTCCCACGGTAATGCCAGCCGGATCACTCCATGCGGGGGCCGATGCGCCAGCGGTCAGGATATACGTGGACGATCCCAAACCCAGGAACGTGGTCGCGCCAGCGCCGGTTTGATAGGGCAGCGAACCCGCCAGGCCGCCAGCCAGGTTGGTGGCTGTCACCGCGGTGGTGGATGAACCAGCCGAACCAGCCGTGGCCGCATAACTGACTGAAAGCCCGCTGGCGGGTACGTTTTTCCAATACTGTGCAACGCTGTCGTATTGCACCACGTCCAAGTTGCTCAATGTCCCAAACTGCACATTGCCGTCCGTTCCACCCAACACCGAACCGAATGTTGGGCGCACAAACAAAATGCCGTTATTGGTTCCAACGTGAACAACCGCGGCCACAATTGCAATTGCGTTTGGCGCCGTTGGTTTGGTTTTGGTCAAACCACCAGTAACCGACGGGTTGTAATACAACACTTGGCCTTGTACCCAGGATTCAGCGCCGCCAGTTGTGTTAATGTTTTTTACTTCGCCAAATGACGTTACAAAAATCCAATCATTGTTGGTTCCGGATTCGTCAGCAACACCTAAAACGTAACTGGCCTGGTCAACAGTCAAACCCGTGGCTGCCTTACCAATTAAGCCGCCTGAAGCGCCAACAGTACCGGCAAACGAAACCACTTGGCCTTTGGTAATGCTGCCCTGGCACTTGATTCGATAAAATTGTTCTTCGCCAATGTGCTGAACCACGCTGCCATTCATTTGAAATGACAGCGTTTGGAATTGATCGTTGTTGTCGTAGTAAATGCGGCCCGTTGCGTCGGTCGGCAGCGGGTTTTGCGTGGTGTTGAATTGAATGTATGTCGGCGTTGCAATGCTGCCGGTCAGTCCTGAAAGGCTTGTAATGTCGCTATTTGCGCCACTTGCAGCCGCGCCCAGGTTTGCCCTGGCTGTCGGTGCGTCGGATGCGCCCGTGCCGCCGTGCAACACGGCAATGTCGGTTGCTTCCCAAATTCCCGTGCCAATGGTTCCCAATGTGGTGATGCTGGTTTGGCCCGCCCAGGTCGTGGAAATACGCAACCCGCTGGCGCTGGCATCCAACGAAGTCCCGTTTAGTTTGACGGAAAACGCGTTTGAAATTAGTTGTAACCCATCGCCCGCGGTGTATGTACCCGCGCCGCTAAATTGCGTCCAAGGCATGGCCGTCACGCCAATTGTGCCGGTCGGCGTCGCGGTGGTCACCCAGCCGGTGTTCAACAGGGCGGTTCCGGCTTCAATGAACGTGAACGCGCCTGGCACTTCCGACCAATTGTTCATGTCAGCGGTGCGCGTCCAACCGCTTGCGCTGGCTGCATAAATGCCGTTTTGCGCCTGGTTGGTTTGGTTTTTGACTAGGATGCGATCGCCCGCGGTCAATGTGGATGGCCAGTCACCACCAGCCTGGGTCGCCAATCCGGACAGCGTAATGTTGTTGGTGGTCGTGTAAAGGCACGACGCCTTGATATCCAAACCCTGGGCGACCGAATCAACGTATGCCTTGTTAGCCACGTCAGCGTCCGCGGTTGGCGCTGCGGCCACCTGGGCGGTCGTGAAATACGCTGCTGCGGGGGTGTTACCACCAATCACCGACGAATCAATCGTCGAATTCGTAATGGTTAACCCTGATTGGATAGGGTTAATTGGCGCAAAAAACGGCGTTCCCGCTGGGCCAACAAAATATTGAATGGCAAACGTCGGTTCAGGGTCAAAAACGCCCTGAACCGGAACGATGTTGGTGGTCTGTTTGCTGGCGACCTGATTGGCCATGGTTTACCCCGCGGCCAACGGTGTCACATAGCATTCGCCGTTTGCAGCCGTGCCAATAATACGAATGTAAAACGTATTGCGCGGGGCTGGAACCACGATGGGGTAATTCATTGTTGGGGGCAAAATGATCCCAGGCGTTGAATTGCCGGTGGTTGGAACAGCCGGTGTTGCCGTGCTGGCCGACGTGGTTCCCAACGTCACAACAACGGACGCGCTGCCGGTATTCACCAGGGCGACGTAATTGTTTTCAACATTCGATTTGGGTTCGATTGCCAGGGCGGTTGAAGCGGACGACGGAACCGTAATTCGGTAGGTCGGCCCATTTGGTCTAAAACTTGGCAGCATATTCGTTCCCCTTTCTTGGGAAATTATAAAGTTTCAAATGGAAAAAGCCACCCCTTTTGGGGGCGGCTTTCCCGTTTATTTTCCCATCCGATTAAGGAAGGAAAGTTAGGTCGTAACCGTAAATGAACACGTCAGCGGTGGCTGCTGCGCCCTGTGCGGTTGTGCAACGGATGTAAAGCGGTGTGGTCGATACTGCGTCGGTGGACGATGCAGCGGTCACAACCACTTTTGCCGTAGTGCTATTGCCGGTTAAGGCATAAGCCGATTTCACGGCTGTGCCGGTTGCGCCTGGGCCTGTATAAACGGCCAATTGGGCCGTGGTCAGGTCGATGGACGCATTGGCAACAATAATGCTTTGAACGCTGACATTACCACTTGCCAAAATGGGGGCGATGGTATCTGCGACTGCATTCAAATCAACGCCCTGGGCCGATGCAATCAAACGTAACGCCTGGTTGGTTGCAAGGTTGGAGGGGTGATTACTAGCGGTTACTGCTGGGCCTGGATTAGACATGATCTGTTTCCTTTCTTGGTTGTCGGTTGATAATTAGGCTGCAACGCGGCAAGCCAATTCGGGATACAAAGGCGCCCAACCATAAAGAACGTCCAAACGTGTAGGAATGGAATCGTTATTTATCGTATATTGCCTCACCACACGGATGGAAAGTCCCAGTTCCTTATCGGAAGCGCGGCCAGCGAAATGAACGCCATCAGGCAATTCCAAGTCGGCAGTTGCCAACGTGAACGCATTGCGGTGCATGATGATGTTTTGTGGGCTGACTTCGCCGCTGTTTGCGAACGGGGTCACCACGGCGGTTGCGCTGGTAGCAGTAACAGTCACGTTTTGGAATTGACCGCCGGTGATGATGGCGGGCGAAACGGTGACTTGTGTGCCAGGTGTAGTTGCAACGTTTGTTGTGGCAGTCACAACGAAGTTGCGAAGTTTGCCTGAACCGTAGGCTGCGCGGCTTTGTGGGTTAACTGCATACACGCCAGCAATTTGGATCACGTCGCCCTGGTTCAAAGTCAAACCAGCGGATGCAACCAAAGTGATGGTGGATGTAGAAGCCCAACCGGTGGACAACGAACCAGTAAAGGTCGAAGTGTTGGTGGCCAAAGTTCCGGTGTAATTGCCGAAAGTTTGGTTCACAACGTTCTGATCCATTTTCCAGTTCATGCCGCCCGAATCACGGCCCATAAGACCTTTTTGGAATTGGGTGCTGACTTGGTTTTGTGGATTGAACAAACCTTTAAGGCTGTCAACGATAGTCGCGCTGGTGAACGGCTCAATGATGCAAGAACGACGACCATCGCGTGGTGCGCCTTCAGAATCAAGGAATGCCTGGCCGGTCAAATAAGTGATAAGACCAGTTGGGGGCGTACCAGCAGTT